TTCAAGTATCTCAAACACAGGTACATTAACTTTACCTACATCAACAGACACTTTAGTTGGTAGAGCAACAACAGATACATTAACAAATAAATCTATTAATTTATCAAATAATACAATTACAGGTACTCTTGCTCAATTTAATACGGCCGTATCTGATGCTGACTTTGCTTCATTAGCTGGAACAGAAACTTTAACGAATAAAACTATTAGTGGTTCTTCAAACACTTTAACAAATATTGCTAACTCATCTCTAACAAATTCGAGTTTTACATTAGCAGATGACACATCATCAACAACTACTATAAGTTTAGGTGAAACACTAAAAATTTCAGGAACATCAAACGAAATAGAAACAGTTATATCAGGCGATACAATTACAATTGGATTACCAAGTAGCGTTACAATAACAAGTAATTTAATAGTAGGTGGTGATTTAACTGTAAATGGCACTACAACTACAATTAATTCTACAACTTTAACCGTAGATGATAAAAATATAGAGTTAGCTTCAGTTGCAACTCCTACAGATGTGACAGCTGATGGAGCTGGTATTACAATCAAAGGAACAACTGATAAAACATTTAATTGGTTAGATGCCACAGATTCATTTACATCTTCAGAACATATTGATCTTGCTTCTACTAAAGTTTTCAAAATTAATAATTCAACAGTATTATCATCAACACAAGTTTTAGGAAAATCTGTTCCTTCAGGAACAATTGTAGGTACAAGTGATAGTCAAACATTAACTACTAAAACAATCAGTGGTTCTGATAACACAATTACTAACATTGCAAATTCATCATTAACAAATTCATCATTTACTATTGTAGATGACAGTTCAACAACATCAACTATTTCTTTAGGTGAGGCTTTATTGTTGGCTGGTGGTACAGGTATTACTTCTGTTATTTCAGGAGATACTGTAACTTTCAATATAGATAGTACAGTAACAACTTTAACAGGTACACAAACATTAACAAATAAAACATTAACAACACCAATTATTTCAAGTATCTCAAACACAGGTACACTAACATTACCAACTTCGACAGATACTTTAATTGGCAGAGCAACAACAGATACATTAACAAATAAAACATTTACATCTCCTAAAATTAATGAAGATGTAGCCGTAACAGCAACAGCAACAGAATTAAACTATACAGATGGTGTAACATCAGCTATTCAAACACAATTAGACGCTAGGGCATCAAAAGCTTTTGCCATAGCACAGGCCGTTGCTCTTGGTTAATACTATTATAAATATAGTAAATAAGACTAAAAAAGGTATGAAATGGCAACACCATCAACACGAGAAACACTAAAACAATACGCTTTACGTTCATTAGGTAAACCAGTTATTGAAATAAATGTGGACAACGATCAAGTCGAAGATCGTATAGATGAGGCCTTACAATATTACGTTCAATACCATTATGACGGTATAAGAAGAACATACCTTAAATACAAGTTAACACCAGAAGATAAAACAAGACTTAAATCTCCAGTTCCATTTTCTGAATCTGTTACACAAGATGCTGTTACGACAACTTGGTATGAAGCTAATAATTACCTTGTATGTCCTGAATCAGTAGTTTCGGTTATCAATATATTTCCATTTTCAGACAAAGCTAATATGAATATGTTTGACGTAAGATACCAATTACGTTTAAACGATTTATATGACTTTGCTTCAACATCAATCATTAACTATGATATGGTGTTAAGACATTTAGATTTCTTAGATCAAATTTTAGTAGGTATGAAACCTATACGTTATCAACAACACGATAATAGATTATATGTTGATATGGACTGGACAAATGATTTACAAGAAAATGAATATTTAATTATTGAATGTTATCGTAAATTAGATCCTGATTCTTTTCCAAATGTGTATAATGATATTTGGTTAAAAAGATATGTTACGTCTCAAATAAAAAGACAATGGGGTTCCAACCTTAGTAAATTTAATGGTGTTACAATGATAGGTGGAGTTACATTAAATGGAGAAAAATTATTTACAGAAGCTCAAACTGAAATAGAAAAACTAGAAAAAGAAATAAGAGACTCTTACGAAATAAGTCCAACTTTTATGATGGGGTAATGTATGCCAGTAAATCATTATTTCCAGGAAGGCAATGGTATAGGAAATCGTGCTGAACAAACACTACACGAAGATTTAATTATAGAAGGCCTACGTATGTATGGCCACGATGTCTATTATTTACCACGAACACTTGTTAATAAAGATATTATATTAGGTGAAGATGTAGCAAGTAAATTTAATGCTGCTTTTCCAATTGAAGCATATTTTGAAACATCAGAAGGTTTTGCTGGCCAACAAGAAATAATTAATAAATTTGGTTTAGAAATACGTGAAGATACTACCTTTATGATTTCTAAAAGAAGATTTGGCGATTTAGTAAATTCTCGTACAGTATTAATTAAAGAAGGCCGACCAAACGAAGGCGATATACTTTATCTACCTTTAATGAATAGTTTTTTTGAAATACAGTTTGTAGAAGATCAACAACCATTTTTTCAATTAGGAAATCTACCAGTTTATAAATTAAGAGTCACACGTTGGGAATACAGTTCAGAAGAATTAAATACAGGTGTTGATGAAATAGATGAAAAAGAGGACGTTTATTCTTTAAGTCAATTAGCTTTCCAAGTTTCATTAGAAAACGAATCAGGTTCTATGCTGTTAGAAGATGACAGTGTTGATAATGTAACTCAATATATTTTATTAGAAACTTATAGTTTACAAACACAATCAACTTACGCTGCTAATAATGATTTAGATAATGAAGCAGGATTTGATACAGCATCAACAGCAGATGATATATTAGATTTTAGTGAAGCAAATCCATTTGGAGATCCAGGAGATTACTCATAATGTTTAACGATTATTTCTATAACGAAGGCCTAAGAAAACTTACTGTAGCTTTTGGTACAATTTTTAACAATATACAAGTTAAAAAGGCCGACGCTAATGGTACATCAATTCAAAGCATACGTGTTCCTTTAGCATACGGACCAAAAGAAAAGTTTATGGTTCGTTTGGATCAACAGGCCAGTTTAGATAGTAGAGAGTTTGCTGTAGTTTTACCACGTATGAGTTTTGAAATATCAGGTATTGCTTATGACGCTACAAGAAAATTAACAAGAGTGCAAAAATATAAAACAGTTAAAACAGGTACAACGAATATATTAAATACAAACTACACACCAGTACCTTATAATATAAATTACACATTAAATATATTTACAGCAACGGCTGAAAATGGCCTACAAATTGTAGAACAAATATTACCTTATTTTCAACCAGATTATACAATTACCTTAAATATATTAACCAATATGAACATTAAAAGAGATGTGCCGATTATATTGAACACTGTAAATTATGAAGATAGTTATAATGGTGACTTTACAACACGTAGAGCTGTCATTTATACATTAAGTTTTACTGCTAAAACATATCTATATGGGCCAGCAGGTACACAAAAGGTTATCCGTACTGTGCAATCAGACATTTATACAAATACGAATATTACTGAAAAAGCAAGAGAAGAAAGAATTACTATAACTCCAAATCCAGCAGGTGCTGATGCCAATGATGATTTTGGATTTACAACGACTATACAAAACTTTACAGATGGTAGAGTTTATAGTAAAACAACAGACACGGATGAATAAATATAGATATGCCATTTAATAAGATAGGTACAAAAGGTATTACGGACGGCTCAATAGCTACGGCTGAGTTTGCTGATGGTATAGTTACAAGTGCTAAATTACAAAATAGTGCTGTTACAAACGTTAAATTAACAAACACAACAGTTTCAGTATCAGGCACTTCTATAACATTAGGAAGTTCTGCTACATTTAATAATAAATTTGTGGATTGGCAATCAGTTATCGTTGCTGACGGTTCAACAGGTACAACAGGTGTTTCTGGCCGTGGTTATTTTATTAATACAACTTCAGCGGCTCATACGTTTACACTACCTGTATCGGCAACAAGAGGTGATAATATATCAATCAAAGATTATGCCGGTACTTTTGCTACTTACAATTTAACAATTGCTCGTAATGGCCATAACATTCAAGGCGTAGCCAATAATTCTTTAATTTCTACGAATAGGGCCAGTGTTGTATTAGTTTATGTTGATGTAACTCGTGGATGGGAATTTGTGGAAGAATCTAATGTGGCAAATTTAGGTCAGGCGTTATTTACTTCAGCAACAGGCGGTACAGTAACAACTTCAGGTAATTTTAAGATTCATACATTCACGGGTGATGGAACTTTTGTTGTTTCTCAATTAGGTAATAGTCCTGTGGCACCTACAGGTGGGCCAGCTAATGTAGATTATTTGGTTGTGGCAGGAGGAGGAGCAGGTCAAAGTTATGCAGGTGGAGGTGGTGCTGGTGGTTATCGTACAACTTTTCCAAGTCCAGGTTGTAATGCAGGATCTTTTCCAATAACAGCAATAACATATCCAATTACAGTAGGTGGTGGAGGTAGTGCTCCTGGTTCTTTTTCAGCAAATGCTGGTAGTCCTTCAATATTTTCAACTATTACATCTGCTGGAGGGGGTAGGGGTGGTGGTGCTCCTGATCCTTGCGGTAATGGTGGTTCAGGTGGAGGAGGGGGATCTTCTGCTTATCCTCAAACAGCAGGAACTGGAAATACTCCGCCTGTAAGTCCTCCACAAGGAAATCCAGGAGGAGCAGGATCTACATCTCCTAATGGAGGTGCTGGTGGTGGAGGAGGTGGAGCAGCATCATCAGGATCTGCTGCTTCAGGTTTAAATGGAGGTAACGGTGGATCAGGTTCTACAAATAGTATTTCAGGTAGTCCGGTTGCTTACGCTGGAGGTGGAGGCGGAGCTCCACAAGGATCTCCTTCTCCAGGAGGAACTCCAGGAACAGGTGGAACTGGTGGGGGAGGGACAGGTGGTCCTCCAGGCGGCAATCAAGGAACGGCAGGTACATCTAATACAGGAGGAGGTGGAGGAGCTTCTAGTTATGGACCATCAAGTTATCCTGCTGGAGGTGCTGGCGGTAAAGGCATAGTGATAATACGATACAAATTTCAATAAATATTAATTATAAATAGAAGAAAGATTTTAGAATATGGCAATTTCAAAAATAGGTTCAAAAGCATTAGTAGATTGCTCAGTAGCAGCAGTAGATATTGCTGACAACTCTATAACGGCCGCTAAACTGGCCGGTTCTATAGCAAATGCTAAATTAGCCAATTCATCAGTAACAATTAATAGCACTTCGGTTTCATTAGGTGGTTCAGCAAACATCAACGCTTTAGATTGGCAATCAGTCATAGTGGCAGATGGTTCAACAGGTACTACTGGCGTGGCCGGTAGAGGTTATTTTATCAACACTACATCAGCAGCTCACACATTTACTTTGCCAGTATCAGCAACAAGAGGCGATACAATAGCAATCAAAGATTACGCTGGCACTTTTGCTACTTTTAATTTAACGATAGGTAGAAATGGTCATAACATTCAAGGTGTAGCAAACAACAGTTTAATTTCTACGAATAGAGCTTCGGTTGTTTTAGTTTATGTTGATGTTACTCGTGGATGGGAATACGTTACTGAGTCAAATGTGGCCGATTTACAAGTTGTTCAATATGTGGCCGCTACAGGTGGTACAGTAACAACTTCAGGTTCTTTTAAAATTCATACATTTACAGGTGATAGTACTTTTGTTGTTTCTTGTGCTGGTAATCCTGCAGGTTCTTATCGAGTAGATTATTTAGTTGTAGCGGGTGGAGCTGGAGGAGGAGGTTCCAATTGTACTGGAGCCGGAGGGGGTGGAGCTGGTGGTTATCGTACAACTTTTCCAAGTCCAGGATGTAATGCTGGATCTTTTCCTGTAACAGCAACAACTTATCCAATTACAGTAGGAGCTGGAGGCTCTCAAGGTACTATAACTCCTTCGCCAAGTTCAGCAACAAATGGTGGCGCAGGAAGCAATTCAGTATTTTCAACAATTACTTCAACAGGTGGAGGCGGCGGAGCAAATTATGGTAACTCTCCCGCAGCAGGTTCTGGAGGTTCAGGAGGTGGATCAAGTTATGCAGGCACTAGAGGAACAGGTAATACTCCGCCAGTAAGTCCTCCGCAAGGAAATCCAGGAGGAGTCGGTGGAACATCCTCACCAGCTCAAGGAGGAGGAGGTGGTGGTGGAGCAGGATCAGCAGGTTTTGATGCTCCTAATTGTTCTTCAGCAGGCGCTGGAGGAAATGGTTCAACAAATAGTATATCAGGTACTCCTACAACTTATGCAGGTGGAGGTGGAGGTGGATTTTATCAAGGACCGTCATCAACAGGAGGAGCAGGAGGGCCAGGTGGTGGAGGCAGAGGATATGGAGCTAATTTTGGATCTGGTTGTAGTGGAGCAGCTAACACTGGAGGAGGTGGAGGAGGTGGAGGAAGATATGGAAGTCCATTACCAGCATCTGCAGGATGGGGTGGTAATGGTGGTAAAGGTATAATTATAATAAGATACAAATTCCAATAAGAAAAATCGCTTTACAAAAGCTTATAAATATGTTATATTAATGAAATAGAAATTACATAATGAATCTAAAAAACTACTACTACTATTTTCAATCAGCGTTGTCACCAAAATTGTGTGATGACATTCTCAATTACGGTAAAAAACATCAAGCCGAAATGGCCGTTACAGGTGGTGTTGAAAATATTATTAAAACAAAAGGTAAGTTAGATAAAAAAGACGTAAAGAATATTCAAAAGAAAAGAAAATCCGATATTGTTTGGATGAATGATCGTTGGATCTATAAAGAGATTCAACCTTATATTCACGATGCAAATAGATTAGCAGGTTGGAACTTTGATTGGGATTGGACTGAATCATCTCAATTTACAAAATATGGAATTGGCCAATATTATGGCTGGCATTGTGATAGTTGGGATCAACCTTATCAACGACCTCAAAATGCAGATGGCACTTGGCCACCAGATCACGGTAAAATAAGAAAATTATCAGTAACAGTTTCTTTAGTTGACCCATCGGAATATGTTGGAGGAAATTTAGAATTTGATTTTAGAAATTCAATGGATACAGAATGGACAAAAGGCAAGACTACAAAAGAGTGTATTGAAATACGACCTCGTGGTTCTATAATTGTTTTTCCAAGTTTTGTATGGCATCGTGTAACACCAGTAACAAAAGGAACTAGATATTCTTTAGTAATGTGGAATCTAGGATATCCGTTTAGATAATAGGAGTATATTATGGCAATAGTAACAAATGGTAATGATTTAAGAACAGATGTGTATTTTGGCTGCCCAATTTATGTAATTGATAAACCTGAATGGTTAAATTCAACAAACAAAGTTTGTGATCGATATATAAAAGAGGCCTACGATAGAGAAAAACCTAAAATGAAAGAAAGAGAAAAGTTTTTAGGTAAAAAAGATTTTGCTAAAGTGAAAGACCACGGTATGTCTTATCATTCTGGCCCACTTCAAAACGATCCAGGCCTAAAAGATATACAAGACTATATTGGTAATACAGCTTGGAATATAATGGACGGCCAAGGTTTTGATATGAAACAATATACAATGTTCTTTACTGAATTTTGGGTACAAGAGTTTTCTAAAAATGGTGGTGGCCATCACGACACACATATTCATTGGGATAACCATATATCAGGATTTTATTTTCTAAAGTGTTCTGAAAAAACATCTTTTCCATTATTTCACGATCCAAGACCAGGAGCTTTGATGACTAAACTACCATTAAAAGATAAATCACAAGTGTCTTTTGGCCAAGATATAGTGAATTATAGGCCGAAACCTGGTACAATGATATTTTTTAATTCATATATGCCACATCAATATGCCGTTGATGATGGTGTAGAACCATTTAGGTTTATACATTTTAACATACAGGCAGTAAGAAATATGATAATAGAAGGAGTAAAAAGATTATGAGTTTTGAAAAGAATAACTATCTAGTGATAAAAGAAGCCATTGAACCAAAGGTGGCTGAATTTGTTTATAACTATTTTTTAATGAAAAGACAAGTAGCAAGAACATTTTTTGATACAAGATTTATTTCTCCGTTCACTACTGAATGGGGTGTATGGAATGATGAACAAGTACCAAATACATATTCACATTATGGTGATGTTGCTATGGAAACTTTATTATTGGCTGTTCAGCCAAAGATGGAAAAATTAACAAAAATTAAATTGATACCAACATATGCTTATGCTCGTATCTATAAAAAAGGTGATATACTTCATAGACACAAAGACCGTTTTAGTTGTGAAATATCTACAACATTAAATCTAGGTGGCGATGAATGGCCTATCTATATTGAAAAAGATCCTAAAAAAGGTGGATTAAAAGATGGTAAATATGTTACTGAACATACAAAAGGTGTTAAAGTAATTCTAAAACCTGGTGATATGCTTGTTTATAAAGGTAATCTTTGTGAACACTGGAGAGATGCTTTTGAAGGCAAAGATTGTGGTCAAGTATTTTTACATTACAATAATGAAGCAACAAAAGGTTCGAGTGATAACATCTTTGATGGCCGTCCTCATTTAGGATTACCAAGTTGGTTCAAAGGATCTAAGCTGAAGTAGTTTATGATATATGAAACTACCTATTGTAATTGATAACATTATAGAAAAGAATCTACAAGAAAAAATTAAACTTACTCTTTTAAGTGATAACTTTAATTGGTTTTTTATATCTGATGTTACACACGCTTCTGAGAACAAACAACAACGACCTGGCTTTCAACATAGATTTGTAATCAACGAAAAGATTAATAGTGACTACCACAATTTGGTTTTACCTATTATACAAAATAGTTGCAAACATATTCAATACGATTATAAAAAAATAATACAAGGCCGTTCTTTTTTACAATTGCCTTTAAGTCTTAAAAATAAAAAAATAGATACGCCTCATATAGACCTGTTTGACAAACATTTAGTTATATTGTATTATGTTACAGATGCTGATGGAGATACTGTTATCTATAAAAACAAATATAGTAAAAAAGATCCAATACCTTTCTTTGATGATTTACAAGAATCAAAAAGAGTTACTCCTAAACAAGGTAGAGTAGTATTATTTGATGGTTCTCACTGGCATACGTCTTGTCAACCTAAAGAAAAGATCAGATGTATAATCAACTATAATGTAGTTGATAAATAGTAATATGACTAAAATTGAAGATAAAGTAAATGAAATATTAGGTATTGAATCTACAGAAAAACCTACGTTAGAATCTGTTATAAAAGTAGAAAATCCACCTGTACCAAGAATACAAGACAAGAATAAAGCTGATATAGATAGTGACTATGAATATAGTAGAGAGAATTATTATAATCTTATTGAAAAAGGCCAACAAGCTATTGAAGGTATATTAGAGATTGCTAAAGAAGGCCAACATCCAAGGGCATATGAAGTAGCAGGCCAACTTATAGCAAATGTGGCAGGTACGGTAGATAAGTTACAAGATTTACAAAAGAAATTAAAAGAATTAAAAGATTTACCTAAAACTGCTTCGCCTCAAATCAAAAATGCTTTGTTCGTAGGAAGTACAAAAGAGTTACAACAAATGTTGAAAGCAAATGAGAATACTAAAAGCAACAAAAAGTTACCTGAACAAACAGACGTTTCAGATAAGTGATTTAACATTTATTCGAACGGCCATACCTTTAAAAGAAATACTTAATGGAGAAGAAATGATTGAACCTATACAAATAGTTAAACACACCATAAATGATGTATCACGTATGGGTGCTAACGGCATTCCTTATATTGAAAAACAATACAGCGTTTATAAAGGCAATCAAAGAATAAAGGCCGCTTTACAATTAGGTTATACACATATAGAAGGAACCATAATTAATGAATAATTATAAAGAACATATTTTTCCTACTGAAAGTTTAATTGGTGGTTGGTATATGCCTGAATCTATTTGTGATAATATGGTAGAGATATTTAAGACAAGTAAAAAAGAGGAAAACAAAATATATTTAAATAAAGAAGATGTTACTGATCCTGTTTTAAAGATAAGTTTAGAAGCTGGTATTAGAAATAAAGACTATGAAGATCATTTAAATAATATTTTAGAATTATATAAACAGAAATATAGTTTTTGTAATATTGGTACTTATGGTATTAATGATTTAATTAAAATACAATACTATGAACCAAATGAAGGATTTTTTAAATGGCATATTGAAAACACTTATAAGCCTCATAATAAAAAAAGACATCTAGTTTTTATGACATATCTAAATGACGTTGAGAATGGTGGTACAGAATTTTTATATCAAAATCTTATCAGTCCAGCAAAAAAAGGTTTAACTTTGTTTTGGCCTGCTTACTATACACATCCTCATAGAGGACAGATAAGTAGTACACAAGAAAAATATATAGCAACAGCGTGGTACACATTTAATGAGTGAAAAATCTTCAGTATATCTTGGTAATCCTAATCTTAAAAAGGTAAACGTACCTGTAGAATTTACACAAGAACAAATACAAGAGTTTGATTTATGTTCTAAAGACCCTTTATATTTTATTCAAAACTATGTAAAGATTGTTTCTTTAGATGAGGGATTAGTACCTTTTAAAATGTATGGCTTTCAAAAAGAAATAGTAGGTACAATACATAATAATCGTTTTACTATATGTAAACTTCCGAGACAGTCAGGTAAATCAACCACAATTGTTTCTTATTTACTTCACTATGCTTTGTTTAATCCAAATTGTAACATAGCTATATTAGCTAACAAATCATCTACTGCTAGAGATATATTAGGTCGTTTGCAGTTGGCCTATGAGAATATACCAAAGTTTTTACAACAAGGTGTATTAAACTGGAATAAAGGTAATATTGAATTAGAAAACGGTAGTAAGATTGTGGCTGCTGCTACATCTTCAAGTGCCATTCGAGGAGGTTCATATAATATAATATTCTTAGACGAGTTTGCTTTCGTACCAGCAACTATTGCTGAACAATTTTTTAGTTCAGTGTTTCCTACAATTTCTTCTGGTAAAAGTACAAAGATGGTTATTGTTTCAACACCTCACGGAATGAATATGTATTATAAGTTGTGGTCTGATTCTGTAAATAAATTAAATGATTATATTCCTGTAGATGTTCATTGGTCAGAAGTTCCTGGTCGTGATGAAAAATGGAAAGAAGAAACAATACGTAATACAAGTAAAGAACAATTTGCTAGTGAGTTTGAGTGTGAATTTTTAGGATCAATAGATACTTTAATATCACCATCTAAAATCAAAGTCATACCTTATGTGAGACCATTGCAATCACAAGGAGGTTTAGATATATTTGAAAGGCCAGATAAAGAAAAAATATATGTTTGTACTGTTGACGTAGCGAGAGGTATTACAAAAGATTATTCAGCGTTTGTTATATTTGATGTAACTCAAATGCCATATAAAGTTGTGGCCAAATATCGTAACAACGAAATTAAACCTTTAGTGTTTCCTAATATTATAGAACAAACTTGTAAGGCCTTTAATAGAGCCCACATATTAGTAGAAGTAAATGATTTGGGTGGACAAATATCTGATGCTGTTCATTATGATTTAGAATATGACAATGTATTAATGACTACACAAAGAGGTAGAGCTGGCCAAGTTTTAGGTACAGGTTTCAGTGGCCGTGGTAGTCAGTTAGGTGTTCGTATGACTAAACAAATTAAAAAAATAGGTTGTTCTAATTTAAAAACTATTATTGAATCTGATAAACTAATTGTAAATGACTTTAACATAATAGAAGAAATGTCTACCTTTGCTAGACGACATAACTCTTGGATGGCAGAAGAAGGATGTAATGACGATCTAATGACTTGTCTTATTATATTTGGCTGGTTATCAAATCAAACATACTTTAAAGAATTAAGTAATTCTGATGTTCGTTCTAAATTATATGAAGAACAGTCTAATATAATTGAACAGGATATGGCCCCTTTTGGTTTTATAGATGATGGCTTATCTACTGAAGATACTCAACCATTTAAAGATGAGTATGGAGAAACGTGGCATCCTGTAGTAAGAAAAGGCGAAAGTTAGTATAAAAAAGTACAAAACCAGTGTATTATAAATAGATTGTAGATGATTAACTTTGATTATGGGCGTATGAATAATACGAGTTTTGAATAACATATGTTAAAATTAGCTAATTAAAAAAGGAGAAAACCTAATGGCATTTCAAGTATCACCAGGTGTTCTCGTACAGGAAAGAGATCTAACAAGAATTATTCCTGCTGTATCAACTTCGGTAGGTGCTATAGCAGCTAGATTCTTAAAAGGTCCACTTGATGAAATCGTAACGGTTTCTAGCGAGCAAGAATTAGTAGACACGTTTGGCAAACCAGACTCAAATAACTTTGAGGACTTTTTTTGTGCTGCCAACTTTCTACAATACTCTAACGCTTTAAGAGTAGTACGAGCAACTAACACAGGATTATTAAACGCTACCGCTAACACAAGTGGTATTTTAATAAAAAATACACAAGACTACCAAGACAACTATTCTACAGGATCAGCTTCAATCGGAACTTTTGCTGCTAGACAAGCAGGTGCTTTTGGTAACAATTTATCAGTATCAACTTGTCCAAGTGCTACAGCATACACGACAGCGGCAGTTACAACATTAAATGACGCTTCAGCAGACGTTGCTGATACTTCGGTAACTGTAACATCAGCGGCAAGTATTAACGTAGGAGATATATTAGAATTTTCTACATCTGCTGCTGGAACAGATTATGATGGTTACAAATATAGAGTAACTGGTATAGCTTCTACACTTGTTACTTTTGTAAGAGCAGATACAGGCCAAGGCGGATTGCAAGTAGCATTAACAAACGGTGCTAATGTAAAACGTTATTGGAAATATTACGATCAAGTAGCTGGTGCTCCAGGTACTTCACCATTTGCTTCTGATAGAGGCGGTTCTAATGACGAAATTCACATTGTCGTTGTAGATGAAGATGGTGGTATTTCTGGTACTGCTGGTACAATCTTAGAAGTGTTTGACTCAGCATCAAAAGCTGCTGACGCTAAAACACCTCAAGGAGATTCAAATTATTATGTAGATGTAATTTACAATAAATCAAGATATATTTATTGGATGGACCATAATTCAAGTGGTTCAAACTGGGGCTCAAACGCTGCTGGTGTTACTTTTACAGCTGTAACTGTTCCAACTTTAGAATCACTATCAGGTGGTTCAGATGGTTCTGCAGTAACAGTAGGTCAGAAAAAGACTGCTTATGAAAAATTCCAAGATGCTGAAACAGTAGACATTGGATTAATTATAGCTGGAACTTGTACGACTACACACATTGACAATTTAATTACAATTGCAGAAAATAGAAAAGACGCTATAGCGTTTGTATCTCCAGAGAGAGCAGACGTTGTGAATGTTGCTTCTGCTAACACACAAACTCTAAACGTTATTGATGCTTACTCAACTATTCGTTCATCTTCTTATGTGGTGTTCGATAGTGGATACAAATATCAATACGATAGATACAATGATGTTTACAGATACGTTCCATTAAATGGCGATATGGCTGGCTTAGCGGCTAGAACTGATCTAATTGCTGACTCTTGGTATTCACCAGCCGGTTTTAACCGTGGTAATGTAAGAGGCGCAGTTAAATTAGCATACAATCCTAATAAGACACAAAGAGATGATCTATACAGAAGCAGAATCAATCCAGTAGTAACTTTCCCTGGACAAGGTACTGTGCTGTTTGGTGATAAAACAGGATTAAGTGCTCCATCTGCTTTCGATAGAATAAATGTACGAAGATTGTTTATCACTTTAGAAAAAGCAATCGCTACGGCTTCTAAATTCCAATTGTTTGAATTTAATGACGAGTTTACTAGAGCAAACTTTAGAAATATCGTTGAACCATTCTTACGAGAAGTACAAGGTAGACGTGGTGTCACAGACTTTTTAGTCGTGTGTGACGAAACAAATAATACAGGCGACGTAATTGATAGAAATGAATTTGTAGCAGAAATATTTATTAAACCTGCTAGAAGTATCAACTTTATTACATTATCGTTTATAGCAACCAGAACTGGCGTTTCTTTTGAAGAAGTGGCAGGGTAAATTTAGAATAGGAGAATAAAAATGGCTAACATCACAGACTTCAAAGCTAAACTTGCCGGCGGTGGCGCTCGTGCCAATCAGTTTAAGGTAACAATGCCTTTTCCTGGTTACGCTCAAGTTGGTGGCGAAATAGAAGAACTAGCGTTTCTTTGCAAAGCAACAGTTATTCCTGCTATGACAGTAGGTACGGTCGATATTAAATTTAGAGGCCGATCTATTAAAATAGCTGGAGATAGAACTTTTGCTGATTGGAACGTAACAGTTATAAATGACACTAACTTTAAAGTTAGAAATGCTTTCGAAAGATGGCAAAATGGTATTAACAATATGTCAGATAACGAAGGATTAACAAATCCTGCTGATTATCAAGTTGACGCTTTCGTAGATCAACTAGACAGAAATGGTAATACTGTTAAGTCTTACACTTTAAGAAGTTTATTTCCAACAAACATTGGTGAAATTGCTTTAAGTTATGATACGGTTGATGCTATTGAAGAATTTTCAGTAACATTTGCTTATCAGTTTTTTGAAACAAATACTACTACTTAATAGAGTATTAATGAAAAGAGCCGCCTAAAAGCGGCTCTTTTTAGACTTATAAATAATATTATGAAACAACACTACACATTTTCTAAACATACAATTGATGAAAAGAGGATTTAATTATGGCAGATTTATTTGGATTTAGTATAACACGTAAGAAAAAAGAACAAGACCCCAAACAAAGTTTTAGTATACCAGTTGCTGATGACGGCGCAACAACCGTTTCTGCTGTTGGTGGTTATTTTGGTCAATATTTGGATTTAGAGGGCACAGCAAAAAACGAAGCTGATCTAGTAAGAAGATATAGAGAAATTTCATTACATCCAGAATGTGATACAGCTATAGATGATATAGTTAATGAAGCAATTGTTGTAAATGAAAATAGAGATTCGGTTAATGTAAATTTAACCTCTTTACCTTTTGGTGTAGAGATTAGAAGAAAAATAGAAGATGAATTTAAAACTATATTACGTTTGATGGATTTTAATACAAAAGGCCACGACATCTTTAGAAGATGGTATGTAGATGGCCGTATGTTTTATCAAAAAGTTATTGATAGAGAAAATCCTAGAAATGGTATTGTAGAATTAAAATACATTGATCCTAGAAAAATTAAAAAAGTAAGAGAAGTTAGAAAACAAAGACAACAAGTTACATTAGATATTATAAGTGAATATGAAGAATATTATATGTTTAATGAAAGAGGTGTTTCTGGTGCTACTTCTGGTTCTGGTATTAGAATTGCTCCAGATACAATTTCTTACACATCTTCAGGACTAATAGATCAAAATAGAAATTTAATTTTATCTTATTTACATAAAGCAATTAAATCAGTTAATCAATTAAGAATGATTGAAGATGCTATGGTAATCTATCGTATCGCCAGAGCGCCTGAAAGAAGAATATTTTATATTGATGTAGGTAATTTACCTAAGATCAAAGCAGAACAATATTTAAGAGATGTAATGGCACGTTATAGAAATAAACTTGTCTATGATGCTAATACTGGTGAAATTAGAGATGATAGAAACTATATGAATATGTTAGAAGATTATTGGTTACCACGTAGAGAAGGTGGTAGAGGAACCGAAATCACTACATTACCAGGTGGCCAAAACTTAGGAGAAATTGCTGATATAGAATATTTCCAAAAGAAATTATATCGTTCTCTTAACGTTCCAATTAGTAGATTGGAGTCAGGTACTGGTTTTAATATGGGCCGTTCTGCTGAAATTAGTAGAGACGAATTGAAATTCACAAAATTTGTTGGTAGATTAAGAAAGAAATTTACAGAATTGTTTAGTGATATTTTAAAAACACAGTTAATATTAAAAGGTGTTATTGCTGAAGAAGATTGGGGTACAATACAAGCAAACCTTAGTTACGATTTTATAAGTGATGGACATTTTTCTGAATTAAAAGAGAGTGAAATGTTAAAAGATCGTATTGCTTTAGCTGACAGTATGTCTAATTACGTTGGTAAATATTTTTCAAATAGATACATTCGTAAAAATGTTTTAAAACAAACTGATAGAGACATTGAAGATATTGACAGTCAAATACAAGAAGAAGGTTCGGATACAGAAGTTTTAGATACAAAAACTACTAAAAATCCAAATCTTTAATATAAATATAGTATAGGAGAAAAATATGAGTGAACACGTTAAAAGTTTTATAGATAAATTATCATTAGGACAAGCGGCTGAAGCTGGTGAAGCTTTTAAAGACGCTTTAAGAGATAAAGTTGGAGATGCTTTAGAGGCTAGAAGAAAAGAATTAGCTGGTGTATTGTTTCAAGGTAAAATTGAAGCAGAAACACACAGTGATCCTAAACCTGTAATTGCTGAGCCATCTGCTATAACTGAACCAGTTGCTAATGAAAAACAAGGTCAGTAATTTAGTAAAAGAGACTAGAGTTATGGACTCAAAGTCTTATAACGAATTAACGCCTGTAATGAAAGAGGCAGTTAAAGAAGTTATTAAGATTATTGAAAATGAACAAAAAGATATTATAAAAAGTTTTGAAGGAGCTGTAGAAAAAGTTGTAGCTTCACGTAATATTAAACAAGAAGATTTATATAACTATTTTGATAAAGAAGTAAACGAACAATTAGGAATAAAATAAATGTCAACAATTATAGTAAAAGGAACTGTTACTACAAATCCTTTTTTGGATAATATTAGTAGAGCTCAATTTGTTAATTGTGTAGCTACAAGTAATGCTCAAACGATTGAAGTACGTTCTGAAGATAGTACAGTTTTAGGAGAATTTTATTTACATTTAGCAGGAGATTCTATTACAATAGAAAAAGCTCCTGGAGATGTTATAACTTTGGCTGCTGGAAAAGTTAGCGCTGTAGGTTCTCCAAGAAGTTAATTATGACTATATCAACTACGACATTAGTAGATGATAGTTTTAAAGTTATTATAAAGGCCAACGGTGTTGGTAATGAATCTGAACAAGTTTTAGTAAGTGCTTTAGAATTAAATAATGCTTCAAGTGAACCAAAGATTTCTATAGCAAATGTTTATTATGAAATTGAAGGTGGTGGAAATATTAATTTATTATTTAATACTGATGAAGAAGCTCTAACAATTAATGGTAGAGGCAACTACGGTTTAAAACCTGGTGAACCTAAAATTGAGGCAACTTCAACAGGCAATGGTAATATTTTGTTAACAAGTGACAACAACGTAACAAGTTATAATATTGTTATAGAGTGTCATAAAGAAAAAGGATTTACAAATTAATGGCAGATACAGTTACAACACAAACATTGGTAGACACATCAGGTGTAAAATATGTTATTAAATTAACAAACATTTCTGATGGTACTGGAGAAACAGATGTTACAAAAGTGGATTCTTCAACAACTACTTTTATGACAGAAGATGGTAACAGAAAAATTGCTAAAGTATGGTTTTCTGTAAACACATCAAATCCAAAATCAGCAGTGGAACTTAAATGGGCTGGTGCTACAAATGCTACTGCTTTGTTTTTAAGTGGTCAAGGTTTTTTTGATTTAAGAGAAGCTGGAGATGAGATAACAAATAATGCTACTACGCCAACTGGTGATGTATTATTAAGTACAAGAAATTTTGCTAGTGGAGATAACTATTCATTAGTAATAGAATTTAGATAATTTATAAATAGTAAGTAACTAAGAGGGAAAATGAGACTAATTAGAGAAGAAATAAGCGACGCTCAGTATATCATAGAAGAAACTGGCGAAGGAAAAAAGAATTATTCGATTAAAGGTATTTTTTTACAAGGAGACCTTAAAAATCGTAACGGTAGAATTTATCCAACTAACGTACTTCAAAAAGAAGTTACTAGATACAACAAAGAATTTATCAATAAAAATAGAGCATTCGGCGAACTAGGTCATCCTGAAGGACCAACTGTTAATTTAGAGAGAGTATCTCATATGATTAAAAAGTTGTATCCAGAAGGAAAGAACTATATCGGTGAAGCAAAAATTATGGATACTCCATATGGTAAGATTGTAAAAAATCTTATTGATGAAGGCGCTAAACTAGGTGTGTCATCAAGAGGTATGGGTTCCTTAGTACAAAAAAATGGTCATCACTATGTAGGAGAAGATTTTTACTTAGCGACGGCCGCTGACATTGTGGCAGATCCATCTGCTCCAGACGCTTTCGTAGAAGGCATTATGGAAAATAAAGAGTGGGTATGGAACAATGGAATCCTTGTGGAACAAGATGTTGCCGCTTGGAAACAAGAACTAATTAAGACAAAAAGACTTGAATTGGCTGAGAAAAAAGCTAACATATTCAAGGATTTTTTAAATAAACTATAATAGAAAAACTAACAATTATAAATATCACTATAAACGAGATATTTTTAATTCGAATTAAAAAATAAAGGAGATTTCTCAAATGGCTACAGAAAATAACGTAGAAGTCAAAGCAAATACAATAGTAGAACAAGACACTATTGCTGATGCTCCAAAAAAGAATGCTGTGGCAGCTGAAACTAGTCCGCTTAAAAATGAAGCAGAAGATTTAGGTGCAGCCGTTGTTAAAGCAACAGACAGCAATCCTGACGCTACAAAAAAATCAAAAAAAGTTTCTGACGCAGTTAACGCTAAAGCAGAAGCAGGCGACGTAAGTGGCAATCCAGATACACAAGCTGGTGTTACTAAAGTTGATGCTCCAGCAACAGTTAAAACTGAAGAAACTGAAAAAGAAGAAGTAATTGACGTTTCTGATGATGTTAAAGCATTAATCGGAGATGAAAAATTAACAGAAGAATTTAAGGCAAAAGCTGCAACTATATTTGAAGCTGCTATCAGATCAAAAATGAAAGTAGAAAAATCAAAAATGGAAGCTGGTTATGCAAAAAAACTTAAAGAAGAACTTGATACAACTAAAACAGAACTTGTTGAAAAAGTTGATTCATACTTAAACTACGTAGTTGAAGAATGGATGAAACAAAACGAGATCGCTGTTGAAAGAGGTATTAAAGGCGAAATCGCTGAGGACTTTATCAGTGGTCTTAAAAAATTATTTGAAGATCATTACATAAACGTACCAGACGAAAAATATGACGTGTTAGAAGATCAAGCTTCTAAAATCGAAGAGCTTAACAAGAAATTGAACGAGCAAATCGACGCTAACGTTAAATTAAATTCTGAAATTGGTAAATTAACAAGACAAGATATAGTTGACTCTGTATCTTCTAGTCTTACTGATACTAACAAAGAAAAGTTTAACAAATTAGCTGAAGAAATTGAATACACTAACGCTGATGAGTTTAAGAAAAAAGTATCGACTATTAAAGAGTCATACTTTTCAACAAAAGAAATTTCATCTAATAATGAAATAGATAACGTTGCCGAAGGCGAGACTACAGACAATGTAGATTTGTCAAACGCTATGACTGCTTACACGGCCGCTATCACTAAAACAAAGAACTCAATTAAATTGGGTTCAAAAAAATAAAGGGAGAATAAAAAAGATATGTACTTATCTGAACAACTAGTTAAAAAGTGGTCACCGGTCCTTGAACATCCAGAACTCCCAAAAGTTACGGATAGTTATAAAAGAGCGGTTACTGCTGTTATCTTGGAAAACCAAGAAAGAGCATTAAGAGAAGATAGAGCATTCATCAATGAATCTGCTCCGCAGAACTCAACTGATGCTTCTTACGTACAAAATTGGGATCCAATCCTAATTTCTTTAGTAAGAAGAGCGATGCCAAATCTTATCGCATACGACATAGCAGGCGTACAGCCTATGACTGGTCCAACTGGACTAATCTTCGCTATGAGAGCAAAATACGCTTCACAAGCAGGAACAGAAGCTTTATTCAATGAAGCTGATACTGATTATTCTGCTAGAAACGCAGCTGGCGACTCTACTTTAGGTGGTGTTGACGGTTTAGGTGGTGGCCAAACAGGTACTAACCCAGCGTTGTTAAACGACAGCCCAGCTGGCGCTTATACAGCACAAGGTGGTATGGCTACTTCAACTGCTGAAGCTCTAGGTGATGCTTCAAATAATAGCTTTTCTGAAATGGCTTTTTCAATCGAGAAATCGACTGTAACTGCTAAATCAAGAGCTCTTAAAGCTGAATACACAATGGAACTTGCACAAGACCTTAAAGCAATTCACGGTTTGGATGCTGAGACAGAATTAGCAAATATTCTATCTTCTGAAATCCTTTCTGAGATCAATAGAGAGATCGTAAGAACTATCTATATCGTTGCTGAAAAAGGTGCTTCTGCTAACACAGGTACTGTAAATACAACAACTGAAGGTATTTTCGATTTAGACACAGACTCTAACGGAAGATGGTCAGTTGAAAGATTTAAAGGACTAATGTTCCAAGTAGAAAGAGAAGCTAACGCTATCGCTCAAAGAACACGTAGAGGAAAAGGTAACATTCTGATAACTTCTTCAGATGTCGCTTCTGCTTTACAAATGGCTGGTGTATTAGATTACGCTCCTGCTTTAAACAACAACTTACAAGTTGATGATACAGGAAATACGTTTGCTGGAATCCTTAATGGAAGATATAAAGTTTATATCGATCCATATTCTGCAAACCAAGCAGCTAAACAATACTTTGTAGTTGGATATAAAGGATCATCTCAGTATGATGCCGGTATATTCTATTGCCCATACGTTCCACTTCAAATGGTGAGAGCTGTTGGTCAAGATAATTTTCAACCTAAAATTGGATTCAAAACAAGATACGGAATCCAAGCTAACCCATTCGCTGAAAACTCAGGTTCAGGCGCAGCGGTTATCAACGGTGCTGGAAATATCAACTCAAACAGATACTACAGACGAGTACAAGTAGCTAACATTATGTAAGCTAGTTGTTACTTCTTAGTAACACGATTAAAGGGAGAGTGTAAAAACTCTCCCTTTTTTTATGCCTAAATATTAATATGACTGTTACAAACTCATATTTAAGACAACCTACAAAATTGGACTATGCTAGTCCTACTCAATTTAAGTTTAGTATAATTAAATTACCTAAAGTTGAATACTTTTGTACGGCCATTAATCTTCCAGGAATTTCAATAGGATTTTCAGAACAAGTTACACCTTTGATAGATATACCATATCCTGGTGAAAAAATGAAGTACCAAGATTTAACTATGACATTTATGGTAGATGAAAATTTACAAAACTACCAAGAAATTCACGGTTGGTTAGTTGGCCTAGGTTTTCCTAGAGACCACGATCAATATAAAAATCTATTAAATGCCTCTATTGATCGTTTTCCTACATCAAAAGGAAGTACAAGTAAAGAACCAGGAAAAGTTAAATACGGTACACCTAGTCAAGGTGGTTCATTTTCTGATGCCACACTTACAATACTATCAGCAAAGAACAATCCAGTAACGGAGATTCGATTTAAAGATGTGTTTCCTGTCAGTTTAGGCGGCCTATCTTACAATCAACAGGCTACGGATGTTAACTATCTTTCTGTTGATGTTACTTTTAAATATACTGTATATGAATTTGCTTCTACAGTAGGTTCATCAACAACGGCCGTTACTACAACATAGGTTGATTTTTTTATAATTTTGTGATATAATTAGATTATGGATTTAGAACAATTACAATTAGAAGCAGACAAAGACCTTAAAATTAATGATACCGAATTAGATTTGGAATCATTAAAAACTCCACAGTTACATAACAAGTATATGAAACATTATACTAAGTTTAAATTACTTCTTACACGTACAGAAGATGAACTAAGAATATTAAGACGTGATAAATGGGAATATTACACAGGTAAATCAGCTCCTCAAATTTATCAATTAAAACCTTTTAACTTTAAAATATTAAAAACAGACGTTGACAAATATTTAGAATCTGATGAAGATATACAAAAGCTAACTCAAAAGGTGGCCTATTTAAATGTTGTTGTTGACTTTCTGGATAAAACTTTAAGAGTCATAGTTAATCGAACATACACTATAAAAAATGCCATAGAGTGGCGTAGATTTACAAGCGGCGCCGTTTAATGTACTTGGAAAATAATCACTGTATTTCTAATGGATATTTTGATAGAAAATACTGTGATGAAATTATTTCTCAAGCAGAAACATCTAAACTTCATATGGCTAAAGTACAAGATGGTTTGAATATAAACAGAAAATCAAAAATTACTTGGTTAACAAATGATAAGTTAAATAAGAATATAAACGAAATTATTTTAGATCACAATAAAAAGGCCAAATGGAATTTTGTTTTAAAAGAATTTGAACCACTACAATATACAGTTTATGAAACAAACGATCATTATGATTGGCATATAGATAGTCATAGTAAACCATACCCTAATGGTTACATAAGAAAAATAAGTTTTACATTATGTTTAAATGAAAATTATGAAGGAGGAGAATTTGAAATATCAAGTCCAAATCCAAAACCAGAAAAACATATTAATACTAAGTTTAATGATAAGTTTACATTAGGAACAGTTATATCATTTCCATCTTTTGTTTGGCATAAAGTAAATCCTGTCACAAGTGGTACAAGAAAAGTATTAGTAGGTTGGTCAGTAGGCCCACAATTTATTTAATACGTATGACATTAACAAAATATATTATTATAGATAAGAAGAACGAAGTATATCTTAAAATAGAAGCTGAAGAATCTCTACGTAGAGAATTATCTCAATATTTTGAGTTTGAAGTTCCTGGTTATAGATTTACTCCTCAATTTAGAAACAAATGGTGGGACGGTAAAATAAGATTATTCTCCTATGCTACTGGCCAAATATTTGCTGGCCTTTATCCATATATTGTTAAATGGTGTGAAGATAACAAAGTACAAGTTGTTGATGGTACTAAAATAAAAGATATAGAAGTAGATAAAAAATTAGTAGATAAATTTGTAACTGGTTTAAAGATACCAATGGAATTAAGAGATTATCAGAAACAAGCCTTTATACACTCATTAGAAAAAACACGTTGTTTACTATTGTCGCCTACGGCCTCTGGTAAATCATTAATAGTTTATCTATTAGTGAGATTTAATTTGTTAAGATTAAAAGATAAACCAAATAATAAGATATTAATTATAGTACCAACCACATCATTAGTAGAACAGTTATTTAAAGATTTTAAAGATTACGGTTGGAATCCTGATAAAAATGTACATAGAATATATCAAGGACACGATAAAGAAACAGATAAGAATGTGATTATATCTACTTGGCAATCTATCTATAATATGCCTAAGAAATGGTTTAAATCATTTGGTGTTGTTATTGGTGATGAGTGTCATTTGTTTAAGGCCGTTTCTTTAAGTAAGATAATGACTAAACTTGAAGATTGTAAATATAGAATAGGTCTTACAGGTACTTTAGATGGTACTAAGACTAACAAGTTGGTTTTAGAAGGCCTGTTTGGTGCCGTTAATAAAGTTACATCAACTGCTGAACTACAAGAGAAAAAACAATTGGCCGATTTGAAAATTATATGTTTAATACTTCAACACGATAAAAATTCTAAACACTTTTTAAAAGATAAAAGTTACCAAGAAGAAATGGATTTTCTAGTGTCTAATGAAAAGAGAAACAAATATATTCGTAATCTATGTTTAAGTTTACAAGGCAATTCTTTAGTATTGTTTCAATATGTAGAAAAACACGGTGTTATATTAAAACAACTTATAGAAGATAAAGCTGAAGATAAGAAAATATTTTTCGTTTATGGTGGTGTAGAAGCAGAAGAAAGAGAGAAGATACGATTTATAACTGAGAAGTCAGACAATGCAATTATAATCGCCAGTTACGGAACGTTTAGTACTGGTATTAATATAAGAAATTTACATAACATTGTTTTTGCTAGTCCAAGTAAATCACGTATTCGTAATTTACAATCTATTGGTAGGGGTCTAAGATTAAAAGATGATAATTCGGCCGCTACTTTATATGATATTGCTGATGATTTAAGTTATAATGGTAAAGAGAATTATACTCTACAACATTTTAGAGAAAGAATAAACATTTATACTTCTGAAAACTTTAACTACGAAATACATAACATAGAACTCATAAATAGTAATAACAATGGAACAAATAAAAATAATAAAGCTGATTAACGGCGATGACATTGTTTGTAGTCTGGCTAAAGAACAATTGCCAGATAAAACTCCATTGTTACGTATAGATAAGCCGTTACAGATTAAATACGTATCTCAATTAACAGCAAAAGGCCTTAAAGATTATATTGCTCTTATTAAATGGGCTGCCTATACTAATGATAAGATTATAACTATTCCAAAAGATAAAATCGTTACAATTACAAATGCCACCGAAGAAATGACTAAGAGTTATATAGAAGTATCTAAGAAGTATGAAAAGATAGTGGTGCCAAAAAGAAGTGAACATAATATTGAACAATTAAGTGAGGAAGAAAATAATGAGTTTAATGAATTGTGGGACGAGTTTAGAGATATTAGAAAAACCATCCATTAATCTGGAGTATTCTATATCAAAGAGGCGACACCCCCATTATACAGATAAAAAGAATAAAGTCAACCCATCCTGGAACCGACTTTTTTCATAGTCTTTGTATAAGTGATTGACAAACAACACAAAGTGTAGTATATTTAAATAATGACAACATCAAAAAAATCAAAAGAACATTACGTAAGTAATAAAGATTTTTTGGCCGCAATGATTGAATATAAAAAAACAGTCAAACAATCGGTTAAAGAAGGCATAACAAAGCCAAGAGTACCTGATTATATCGGCACTTGTTTTTTAAAAATAGCAAATCACTTATCATATAGACCGAATTTTATTAACTATACATTTAGAGATGATATGATTTCTGATGGTATAGAAAACTGTTTACAATACTTAGATAACTTTAATCCAGATAAATCAAATAATCCATTTGCTTACTTTACACAGATTATATATTATGCTTTTATAAGAAGAATACAAAAAGAAAAGAAACAAGTAACAATCAAGCATAAGATGTTATTAGATTCTAATTTTGATGATATGGCTTTACAACCAGGAGAAGATAGGGAATTTCATAATCAGTTTACAGAATTTTTAAAGAAAAACTTGCCAATAGAAGAAGTACCTAAGATTGAAAGTTTGGTTCATCATAGAGAGATGAAAAAAGAAAAAGAAAGAAAAAAGAAAAGAACACGTAAAGGCAAGTTAGATTATTTTATTGGTGTATGAAAATAGCGTTGATTAACGATACGCATTGGGGAGCCAGAAATGACTCACCAGCGTTTATAAATTATTTTAATAGATTTTATGATGAGGTTTTCTTTTCTTATCTACAAGATAATAATATAAACACATTAATACACTTAGGTGATGTAGTAGATAGAAGAAAGTTTATTAATCACAATACAGCTTATAATTTTAAATTAAAGTTTTGGGACAAAGTTGAACAACTAAAATTAGATACACATATATTATTAGGAAATCACGATACCTATTATAAGAATACAAACACAGTAAATGCTTTACAAAATTTAAATCTACCTAAAAACACAAAAATATATACATCACACGACACAGTATCTTTTGATGGTTTAGAAATATTATTCTTACCTTGGATTTGTGATGATTTAGTTGAAAGCTCATTACACACTATTGATAATTCAACAGCACAAATTGTTATGGGACATTTAGAAATAAAAGGATTTGAAATGCACAAAGGCCACCTTAACGAACAAGGTTTGGATAAGTCATTATTTAAAAGATTTGAAAAGGTTATATCAGGACACTTTCATAAAAAATCAGATGATGGTCATATCTATTATCTAGGAGCTCCTTATGAAATTACGTGGTCAGATTACAAATGTCCAAAAGGATTTCACATATTTGATACACAAACAAGAGAATTGACCAGAATACCTAATCCACTAAGAGTACATAAGAAATTGGTTTATAATGACAAACAAGAAGATTATTCTAAAAAGAACTTAAAAGATTTTGAAAATACTTTTGTTAAATTGTTTATATCTAATAAAACAGATATAGATATGTTTGATAAATTTGTGGAAAGATTTCACAACGAAATAAATGTACACGAACTAAACATTATAGAGGATTTAAATAGTGATATTACGTCTAGCGTAAGAGAGGACATATTAGAACAAGGAGAAGATACATTAACATTTTTAGGCAATTATATAGATCAGATAGATACTAAACTAGACAAAAACAAACTTAAAAAATTTGCTAAAGAACTTTATGCGGAGGCTAGTGAAACTTGATAGTATTTAAAAAAATTAGATGGAAGAATTTTTTATCTACTGGTAATACTCCAATAGAAATAGAATTAAACAAAGCACCAACAACACTTATTATAGGAACAAATGGTAGTGGTAAATCAACACTACTTGATGCTCTATGTTTTGTTCTATTTAATAAACCATTTAGAATGATTAAGAAAGAACAGATCGTTAATACTATAAATGATGGTGATGCTGAAGTTACTGTTGAGTTTACAGTTGGAACAAAAAATTACACAGTAACAAGAAGTATTAAACCAAACAAATTTGAAATATATTCAGACGGTGATTTAGTAAATCAAGACGCTTCAACGATTGATTATCAAAAATATTTAGAAACAAATATAATGAAATTGAATTATAGATCATTTATACAAGTTGTTATATTAGGTTCTTCTTCTTATGAACCGTTTATGAAAATGAAACCAAGATATAGACGAGAAGTTGTTGAAGAAATATTAGATATAAGAGTATTTGGTTTAATGGATTTGTTATTAAGAAGTCAACAATCAGATTTACAAAAGAACATAACAGAAATAAGACATAAGTGTGATTTAATTAACTCTAAGTATGAATTAGAAACAAAACACTTTAAAGAATTACAAGGCAGAAATACGGATGACAAAGATTATAAAAAGAATATATTAGACAAAAACAATAAAAACTTACAAGAGTATCTTAAAAAAATTACTTTATTAAACGTTGAAATAGAAAACAATAAAAACAACTTAATTGAAAGAGAAAATGTTAATTCGAAAGCCAATCAATTATCTAAATTAGAAGCTAAGATTGAAAACAATTTATTAAAACATAAAAGAACATTAGAGTTTTTTCAAAATAACGATACTTGTCCAGAATGTACACAGGACATCAATGAGAATTTTAAATCTACTAAAATAGATAGCGAAAGTCAAACAATACACAAATTAGAAGGTGGTTTACAAGATTTGTTATCTGAAATAATAAAAACAGAAACAAAAGTAAATGAATTGAATGCTGTATCTCAAAAGGTAAATGAATTAAACGTAGAAATTGCCAAGATCAACACTTCAGTTGACGAACTTAAAAAATACAGCGATAAGATACACGAAGAAATAATGCTATTAGAAAACAAAGAATCAGATGGTAAAAACATACAAGAACAATTAGATAAGTTAAAATCTGAACTAGAAGAATCAAAAGTATTATTAGACAAGATAACGGAAGAAAAACAATATGTAGATGTTGTAAGAGAGATATTAAACGACAAAGGTGCCAAAGCCAAAATTATTAAAAAGTATTTACCTATTATGAATACTTTAATTAATCAATATTTACAATCAATGGATTTCTTTGTATCATTTCATTTAGATGAGGAATTTAATGAAACAGTTAAAAGCCGACATAGAGATACTTTTGATTACAATAATTTTAGTGAAGGAGAAAAGATGAGAATAGATTTAGCTTTATTATTCACTTGGAGAACAATCGCTAAAATGAAAAATAGTACTAATACAAATCTACTGGTACTAGATGAAATATTTGATGGTAGTTTAGATGGTCAAGGAACAGATGACTTCTTTAAAATTATCAAATCAATGCCAAAAGAAAATATCTTTATTATATCTCACAAAGGAGATATTCTATTTGATAAATTTACTAATATAATCAAGTTTGAAAAAGA